CTTTGACGGAATCGCTACTCCAGAAGAATACGTGAACCGTGCAGTTGAGTTAGGGATGCCAGCAATTGCCATCACTGACCACGGTACTTTATCTGGGCATAGGGAACTGCACCGTATTGCAAAAGCGAAGGGTATTAAGCCTATACTTGGTGTAGAAGGCTATATGTGTTCTGATAGATTTGACACAAGAGATAAGTCTGAGAGAGACGGAGATCTTGATCTAGTCTATAACCATATAGTCCTTCTAGCCAAGAACAAGATTGGTTTAGAAAATCTAAACAAGATTAATGAAATTGCGTGGACAGAAGGATACTTCAAGAAGCCACGATTTGACTTTGAAATTCTAGAAAAATATTCAGAAGGTATTATTGTTACCTCTGCATGCCCAAGTAGCGTACTTGTTAAAGCACTTGAGAATAATGAATTTGCAGTTGCTAAAAATCACATTGAATGGTTTAAGCGTGTATTCAATGATGACTACTACATTGAGGTTATGCCACATAATGAGGCAGAAATCAATAAGCAATTAATTAATTTGGCTGATGAGTTTGGCGTTAACCTTGTAGTTACTCCAGACTGCCACCACTCTGACAAGAGCCAAAAAGAAGTTCAGGAATTTAAACTGCTTCTTAATACACATGTCAAGATTGACAAAGAACATACATTTGAAAAATCAAAGAAGTACACTGACATGATGGAGCGACTTGACTATCTTTATGGTCATGATCGTCAGATTACATTTAATGAGTTTGATATTCACCTTCTGTCATATGAAGAGATGAAGTCAGCCATGGAATCTCAGGGTATTGATAGAGAAGACATGTACGCCAATACACTTAAGATTGTGGATAAGGTTGAAGACTATGGTATTCAAGAAGGCCTAGACCTTCTACCAGTACAATACAAGCATCCAGATAAAGAATTAAAGGAACTAGCACTTGCTGGACTGAAGGAGCGTGGAGTAGATACACAAGAGTACCTTGACCGCCTAGATGAAGAACTTGCAGTAATCAAGGATAAGAAGTTTGGACCATACTTCCTTGTTGTGCGAAATATGATTTCGTGGGCTAAGAAGGAAGGAATCATGGTTGGTCCTGGTCGTGGTTCTGCAGCAGGTTCATTGCTATGTTACTCACTTGGTATCACTGATATTGATCCTATTAAGCACGGACTATTATTCTTCCGCTTTATTAATCCAGAGCGTAATGACTTCCCTGATATCGATACAGATATCCAAGATTCTCGTCGTGAAGAAGTAAAGGATTATCTTGTTAGACAATATCGACATGTTGCGTCTATTGCTACATTCCTTTCATTTAAAGATAAGGGTGTTGTACGAGATGTTGCACGAGTATTAAATATTCCTTTGCCAGATGTAAACAAGGTTTTAAAGTTAGTAGATACATGGGAAGACTTTTGTTCATCAAGTTCAACAAGAGAGTTCCGTGAGAAATATCCAGAGGTAGAAATTTATGGCGAACAACTTCGTGGTCGTATTAGAGGCACTGGTATTCACGCTGCTGGTGTTGTCACTAGTAAAGATCCAATCTTCCGATTCGCACCAATGGAAACACGATCTTCTACTGGTAGCGATGAGCGTATTCCTGTTGTTGCTGTGGATATGGAAGAGGCAGAACGGATTGGCCTAATTAAGATTGACGCATTGGGACTTAAGACACTTTCTGTTCTTAAGGATACGCTTGACATTATTGAAGAGCGAGATGGTAAGAAGATTGATCTTCTGAAGATTAATATGGATGATGCAAATGTATATCAAATGCTTTCTGATGGATATACAAAGGGTGTATTCCAATGTGAAGCAACACCATACACAAATCTTCTAGTTAAGATGGGTGTAAAGAATCTATCAGAACTTGCTGCGTCTAATGCTCTTGTTCGTCCAGGTGCTATGAATACAATTGGTAAAGACTATATTGCAATCAAGCATGGAAGACAGAATCCTGACTATAAGCACCAAGTGCTAAAAGAATTTACAGAAGAAACATATGGTTGTATTCTTTATCAGGAACAGGTTATGCAGGCTTGCGTTGCCCTTGGTGGAATGTCAATGTCAGAAGCAGATAAAGTTCGTAAGATTATTGGAAAGAAGAAGGATGCAAGAGAGTTCGATGTTTTCAAAGATAAGTTCGTTAGTGGTGCCAGTAAGTATCTTAGTCCTAACACTGCTATGGACTTATGGCACGATTTCGAAGCACACGCAGGATACTCCTTCAATAAATCCCACGCCGTTGCATACTCAACACTCTCATACTGGACAGCATGGTTAAAGTACCACTACCCGCTAGAGTTTATGTACTCACTACTAAAAAATGAAAAGGATAAAGATGCCAGAACAGAATATCTCATTGAAGCAAAGAGGATGGGAATCTCGATTAAACTTCCTCACATTAATGATTCGGATACAGATTTTAAAATCGAAGGTAAAGGAATTAGGTTCGGACTTACGGCCATTAAATTCATATCGGATAAAATTGCAGAGAGATATATCGCATCACGTCCGTTCTCATCCTACAAGGAACTTGAGGAATTCACTTTTACAAAAGGAAATGGCGTCAATAGTAGAGCGCTTCAAGCCTTAAGAGTTATTGGTGCAGCAACATTCACTGATAATCCACGCAATGATTCAGAAATTAAAGAGCACTTATATGAATATCTAAACCTACCAGAGTTTAACATATCTGTTCCATCTCATTACCACGCCTTCATAACTTCAGCAGAAGACTATGAGGAAAAGGGATCATTCATTCTTATGGGAATGGTCAAGGGTATTAAGAGAGCAAAGGGTTGGTCAAGAGTAGAACTACTTGATAAAACTGGTAGTGTTGGAATCTTTGATGAAGAGAATACAACTATTGAAGCAGGAACATCATACATTATTCTTGCTAATGATAATAGAATTGTTTCTGCAGTCCCTGTTGATCAGATCAAAGGCTCAGACAGTGCTCTTGTAAAGTTTTTAAATTACAAGATGTTGCCATATAAAGATGACGATATGTTTGTGGTATCATTTAAACCTAGAGTAACAAAAGCAGGTAAGAAAATGGCTTCACTAACATTGGCAGATGCTTCTAGAGACTTGCATTCAGTCACAGTATTCCCTACAGCATTTGCTAAGGCGTACATGAAATTAGAAGAAGGCAATGTATATAAGTTTACATTTGGAAAGACAAAAGACGGAACAGTTATATTGGAGGATATAAATGCTTGATGACATGGCAGTAGAACTACACAAGATGGCAGTAGAAAAAGGATTCTGGCCTGAGCCAGAAGAGATTGATGATATATTTATTGCAAAACAAATGATGATGATCGTATCAGAAGTTGTTGAAACAATGGAAGCCGTTCGCAAAGATAAGGGTGAAGAAGAAATTACAAAGGAGTTTGCGGATATCTTTATTCGTACTCTAGACCTTTATGCTGGAATGGTTGAGGCAGGATATACTAAACTATCTTTAGACCACATGCTTAGAGAAAAAGTTGACTTTAATTCAACACGACCAGAAAAGCACGGGGTACGATTCTAATGATTAGAGTATATACAAATGAAAACTGTGTACAGTGTGATAGAACAAAGAAGTTCTTAGATGATAATAACATCCCATACCTGACACTAAGTCTTGCTGATAACCCAGAAAGAACCAGAGAGTTTATTGATATGGGATTTAAGTCTGCACCAATTGTTGAGACTCCACATGAAATATGGTCTGGGTTTAAATTAGACAACCTAAAGAGTCTATTGCTGGAGGACAACCAATGACAGTAACAGTTGAAGATGTTCTAGCACAACTTAATCCTAAGTTGCGTAAGAGCGTAATGGTTGGTGATTCTGTTGCAGAGACAGAGTATGCAGAGACACCTAGTTTTGGGCTAAACCGTGCTCTTAATGGTGGGCTTCCGTATGGTAGACAAATACTTATTTGGGGTTCAAAGTCATCCGCAAAGTCCTCCCTGTGTCTACAGATGATTGGTCTAGCACAGAAGGAAGGAAAGATCTGTGCATGGATCGATGCTGAAATGTCATACGATAAGAAGTGGGCAGAAAATCTTGGGGTAGATACATCAAAGTTAATTGTTTCTCAGGCTCGTACTATTAATGAAATGGTAGATGTGGGTGTACAATTAATGGAGGCAGGAGTAGATATGATCGTTGTTGACTCAATTACATCATTGCTTCCTGCAATCTATTTTGAAAAGGATTCTGATGAACTTAAGCAACTTGAGAACACAAAGCAAATCGGTGCGGAGTCAAGAGACTTTAGCAACGCTTGGAAGATGCTTAACTATGCTAATAATAAAGTTAAGCCTACTCTTCTTGTCCTTATTAGTCAGTCTCGCAACAATATTAGTGCTATGTATACTAGCCAGCAGCCTACTGGTGGTCAGGCTACTAAGTTTTATTCCTCTACGGTTATTAAACTATTTTCGTCAGAATCAGATAACCAAGCACTGAAAGGTAAGATTCATGTTGGGGATAAACTCATTGAAGAAAAGATTGGCAGAAAGGTTCGTTGGGAACTTCAGTTCTCTAAGACATCTCCTGGCTTCCAATCTGGAGAGTATGACTTTTATTTTCGTGGCGATGATCTCGGCATTGATAGTATTGGCGATTTGGTGGACACCGCTGAGTTAGCAGGCCTTGTAAATCGTACAGGTGCATGGTATCAATTAGAAGACGGCACAAAGATTCAGGGAAGAGAAGCATTCGTTAATCGTGTAAAAGAAGATCTAGATCTTCAAGATTCTCTTAAGAGCAAACTAAATGGCTAGATATACTGTATACCACGGTGACTTTATTTGTCATACATGTAAGACAAGTGTGCCAAGCCTAAGACTATATCCAGAAACATATGAGATGACCTGGCTGTGTAAGGATAAACATCTTAGTAAGGTGCTACTTAAGAAGAAGAGGCGTGACTATGAGCGAGAAGAGTGAGTCAAAGCGCATTGGCGCTAAACAACACAAGAACTCTGGTCGCAATACACACAAGGGGGATGCTACATGGAGAAACTTTACTGTGGACTTCAAAGAATATCCAAAGGGAATTACAGTAAACAAAGATATTTGGGCTAAGGCAGTAACGGATGCTATACGCAATGGGAATGATCCTGCATTATTTCTCATACTTGGCGAGGGTAATGCGAAGGTACGCTTAGCAGTAATAGAAGTAGAACTACTAGAACAATTAACGGGAGACTATGATGAGTGAGCAACAAACAACTATTGATATGGTTAATGGACTATCTGAGATTGCAGACTATATGCAGGATGAGGAATTAACCGCAGCCCTAACATTTATTGCTAAGGTTATTATCAAGCCAGATATCCCACTAAATGTGGCTACAGTTGAGATTGTTAGACTTCAGGCTATAGCAGCAAAAATGTCTTTCAAGGCTACCTGGATGGCCAATGTGGATAAGTCTGATCGTGGAAAGAAGAACTTATACTACACAGCAGCAGAATCAATTAATAATCTTGTCTCTGCACTCAAATACATAATCCGATAATTTCTGATATACTTATAGGTAATAGAAACGAGTAATACATGACAAAAAGTTTATTGCAACAAATTATGGTCAAACAAGACAAGCCAAAGCCACACAGCATTGATGCTGATGGCTTAACTGAAAAGATTCAGTCTGGATATATTGTTAACCGTGTTGAGAAGCATACGCAAAAGAAGACATTCGCACCATCTACAATTGCCTATGGGCATGGAGAGTGTCCACGATACTGGTATCTTGCATTCGATGGCCAGATGTTTGAAGATGATGCAACTCCGTATAGCGCAGCAAATATGACTGCTGGTACAAAGTCACACGAAAGAATTCAGGATGCAATGAAGAATGTCCCAGACTTCTTGGTTGATGCAGAATTTAAGATTACACACAATGATCCTCCTATCTTTGGGTATGGAGATGTCATGGTTAATTGGCAGGGAGAAGAACTCCTTGGAGAAATTAAGACCATGATGAATGAAGGCTTTGAGTACCGAAAGGCACACATGAAGCCAAAGACTGGCCACTTGATCCAGTTACTTATCTATATGAAGATTCTCAAGAAGGCAAAGGCAGTTCTTATTTATGAAAATAAAAACAACCACGAACTACTAATCCTTCCTGTAGAAGTAAATGATTATTATCGTCGGTGGGTAGACCAGACATTTGAATGGATGAGAAATGTTCGAAAGGCCTGGGTCGATAGAACCCTACCTGAGAAAAACTATCGTTCTAATTCAAAAATTTGTAAATCATGTCCAATTAAAAAGGCTTGTGCAGATGCTGGTAAGGGCGACCTTAAGATAAAGTCCTTGGAGCCACTAGATGAAACATTGCCAATGGTGTGACAAAGTATTTGAAACACAAATAAAATACCAGGTCTACTGTTCTGTAGAATGTAGAGATGCAGCAACAAAAGAAAAGATTGCAGCAAGATATATTATAGAGAGAAGACAAAGACGAATAGGTAAAAATAGAAAGTGTAAGTGTTGCGGAGAGGGCTTATCGATTTATAATGATGACGCTCTTTGTACCAAGTGCACTGTCAATCCAAATGATGTAAACAAAGCATTAAAACAGATTAGGAATAGTTCAAAGTGAAACTAGCAGAGGCAATAGGAACAAAGGCTCCACAAACTATTTGTGCAATAGACGCAAGTACAAATAGCCTTGCCTTTGCTCTTTTTGATACCCAACAAAAAACATTGGGTGTAGTTGGTAAAATAAACTTTCAAGGAAAAGATACATATCAAAAGGTTATGGATGCTGGTCAAAAAGTAAAAGCATTCTTTGATTATTATGGTGGGTTTGAAGCAATAGTAATCGAGCATACTGTATTCATGAATAGCCCTAAGACTGCTGCAGATCTGGCATTAGTTCAAGGGGCTATTCTTGGGGCAGCAGGTCAGTCTGGAACAAAGGTTATTGGCAAGGTTGCCCCAATCACATGGCAAAATTATATTGGTAATAAAAAAATCTCCAAAGATGAAAAACTATATATTAAATCTCAAAATCCAGGAAAATCTGAATCATGGCTAAAGTCTTATGAAAGAGACTTAAGAAAGCAAAGAACTATTAACTTTATCAATGTTCAGTACGATAGGGCTATTACTGATAATGATGTTGCAGATGCTTGTGGAATTGGGCACTGGGCATTAAAGAATTGGAGCAAGGCAATTGGAACAAACTAAAACTAACCCAAAGTCTGAGGCTCTGATTGAGCACTTGATTTTGCAGGGTGCTGTAGAAATCTCTGGAATTGACAGCAAGACTGGAGAAATGCTATACTATATAACAGATAAACTAAAGTCTGTTCATCCAAAACTGTACAGACAACTAAAGGGAGACTTTGAGGAGCGTATGTTTGAGATGATCGACAAAGGCCCAGAAGTCATGCAATGGAAGTTTAATTCGGAGTTCTTTGATGAGTAATAAACTATACACTAATGAACTTTGGTTAAAGAAAAGATTTCATATTGACAGAAAGTCTCCAGAGGAAATTGCTAAGGAGTGCGGAGTAAGCGTTGAGACAGTATATGTTTACCTTGCAAAATTTGGATTAAGAAAGAGCAGACGATGACTACAAACCTAAACATTACAGTTGACCAAGTTAACCACCCATCACATTATACAAGTGATCCATCTGGCGTTGAGTGTATTCAGATTACTCGTCATCGCAACTTTAATATTGGCAATGCCTTTAAGTACCTATGGAGAGCAGGACTTAAGGATGAGTCAAAAACAATTCAGGATTTAGAGAAGGCAATCTTCTACATTAAAGATGAAATAAATCGCTTGGAGGGCAAATACAATGTCAATTGAAGATGACCTAGTAAAGCACCAAGACCAAGTTAATCAGGTTGTAGAAGAATACCTTAAGGGTAATGATCCAACACAAATCTCTAAAGACTTAGCAATTCCAAGACAAAGAGTTGTTGCTTATATTGATGAGTGGAAAGTTAGTGCGTCAAACAATGCTGCAATTCGTGCTCGTGCAAAAGAAGCACTTGCTGCTGCAGATACACATTATGGCAAGTTGATCTCTAAATCATATGAGGTTATTGATGAAGCATCTATGACAAACAATCTTACAGCAAAGACTCAGGCAATCAAACTTGTTATGGACATTGAATCCAAAAGAATTGACATGCTACAGAAGGCAGGTCTGCTTGAAAACAAAGAACTTGCAGAGGAAATGCTTGAGATTGAAAGAAGACAAGAAATCCTAATTGGAATTCTTAGAGATATTGCATCTGAATATCCACAGATTCGTGATGAAATTATGCGTAGACTTTCATCAGTATCAAAGGAGTCAGAAGTAATTACGGTGATTGCTGATGTTTGATGAGTTCTTAGAAGTACTCAAGGATAATAATTTTGCTGAAAAGCCAGTAAATGCAAAGACATTTGTTGAGGGAGAAGACTATCTAAATCAACCACCACTGTCTCCAATCCAGTATGACATTGTTGAGGCTATGAGTCAGATCTACAAACTAGAAGATTTGATTGATCTAATGGGTGCAGAAGAGGGCACAAGATATTATAAGAAATACACAAAGAATGAAGTTATCCTGCAACTTGGCAAGGGATCTGGAAAAGACTTTACATCTACAGTAGCATGTGCATATATTGTATACAAACTTCTATGTCTAAAAGATCCTGCTAGATATTTTGGAAAGCCTTCTGGAGATGCAATTGATATTATTAACGTTGCTATTAACGCTCAGCAGGCCAAAAACGTTTTCTTTAAAGGTTTTAAAACAAAGATTGAGAAGTCACCTTGGTTTGCAGGTAAGTTTAATCCAAAGGCAGAATCTATTGAGTTTGATCATGCTATTACTGTTTACTCTGGTCACTCAGAGCGTGAATCACATGAGGGTTTAAACCTTCTACTTGCAGTGCTTGACGAAATTTCTGGTTTTGCTCAAGAAGTAGGAACTGGAAATGACCAAGGTAAGACTGCTGATAATATTTACAAGGCCTTCCGTGCTTCCGTAGATTCCCGTTTCCCAGATCTTGGCAAGGTAGCACTACTCTCATTCCCCCGTTATCCTGGAGACTTTATCTCACAAAGATATGATGATGTAATTGCAGAAAAAGATGTAATAACAAAGACACATAAGTTTATTATGAATGAAGATCTTCCTGAAGATGCAGATGGTAATTCTCTTGAAATTTCCTGGGATGAAGATACAATTCTTTCATATAAGTACCCAGGAGTATTTGCACTAAAGAGACCAACATGGGTTGTTAATCCAACAAGAAAAGTTGACGATTTTAAGGTTTCATTCTTTACTGACCTAGGCGATGCCATGCAACGCTTTGCTTGTGTACCAACATATTCAACTGATGCATTTTTTAAGCAGGTAGATAAGGTTAGATCATGCATGACATTAAGAAACCCACTTGATAACTTTAGAAGATTTGATGAATCATTTAAGCCAGATCCAGATAAGGTTTATTATGTACATGCTGACCTTGCCCAAAGGCATGACAAGTGTGCTGTTGCTATTGCCCATGTAGAGAAGTGGGTAAATATTCAGGTAATTAATAATTATGAGCAAGTTGCCCCAGTAGTAGTTGTTGATGCAGTTGCATACTGGGAGCCTAAAGTAGAAGGACCAGTCAACCTATCTGAAGTAAAGCAGTGGATCCAAAACCTGAGAAGGCTTGGTTTTAATATTGGAATAGTATCCTTTGACCGCTGGCAATCATTTGATATTCAAAATGAGTTAAAGCAGGTAGGAATGAGAACTGATACTGTTTCTGTTGCTAAAAAGCACTATGAGGACATGGCTATGCTAGTATATGAGGAAAGACTTGCAATGCCAGCAATCGATCTTTTGTTTGAGGAGTTAACCGAACTCAAGATTATGAAAAATAATAAAGTTGACCACCCACGAAAATCTTCTAAAGACTTAGCGGATGCCGTGTGTGGTGCAATCTTTGGGGCTATCTCTCATACCCCAAAGGATAATAACGCTGAAGTAGAGATTCATACATTTAGGGATAGACCTAAAGTTGACAACCCTCTAACAGGTGTGATAGAATATAAACCTATGCCAAAAGAGGTAAAAGACTATTTGGATAGATTCAATCTAATATGAACAAGAAAAGGAATAAAATGAATTCGTTTAAGAAAACCGCCGTCGTCATCGCTGCAGCCTTGACTGGCTCAGTTCTAGCAATTCTTCCTGCACAGGCAGCATCTACAGCATTATCTGTAGGTGGATCATCTGTAGCAACAGGAACAGTTGTATCAAATCCAGCAGTACTTCCAGTGCCAGCAGACAACTCAGTTGACTCTGCAGATGCACTTAAGATTGCTATCACTGGACTAGACACTGGAACAGTAGTCTCAGCACTTGCGACAAACGCATCAATCGTGCCAGCACTTGCAACAGTGTCAGCACCAGTAACTGCATCAGCAGGTACATCAACACTTTCAATTAGCACAGGAACAGGCACAACTGCTGACTTCTATGTGTTTACAAAGTCAGTAAATCCAGGAACAGTTGTAGTAACAGTTGGTGGAAACACAACAACTTACTATGTTAAGGGATCAGCAGGTCCTGCATACAACCTTTCAGTTGTAGGCGCAGATACTGCAGCAATCTCAACAGTTTCAAAGGTCTACGCAAAGACAACAGATATCTTTGGAAATCCAGTTGTAACAACTGTTCCAACAGTATCTGCAATCAATGCAACACTTGGTTCAGTTTCTGTATCTGATACAGCAACAGGAACATTCGTATTTGATCTTACAGCACCTGCAGTAGCAGGAACAGCAGCACTTTCAGTAGCAATCACAGCAACAGATGTTGCAGGATTCGCTCCAGCAGTTAAGACTGTTACAAAGTTTGCTTCTGTTACAAATCCAGCGGATGCTCTTGCATCACTTCAAGCACAACTTGCAGCAGCAAAGGCAGACCTTGCTACAGCAAACGCAGCACTTGCAGCAGAGAAGGTAGCACACGCTGCTACAAAGACTGCAGCAGATACAGCAACTGCAACTGCTAAGGCAGCAGCAGATGTTGCAGCAGCAGCATACAAGGCAGAGTACAACGCTCTTGCTAAGAAGTGGAACGCTAAGAATCCAAAGGCTAAGGTTGCACTTAAGAAGTAATCTTCTAACAATTAGGGGAGTCTAGAGATAGGCTCCCTTTTTTGTTGCAATAAAATGCTATAATAAGCCTATTACACATCGTGTAAATAGGGGGAGAGGAAATAAAAAGATTACTTCAACGATCAGCACTTATAGCATTATTACTAGCACTGTGGGTTTTACTTTCTCCACAGCAAAAGGCGCATGCTGATGAAACAGTCACGGTCCAAACACCCCCATCAGACACATCTACAGCGACAAGTTTAACGCCTACAGCCATTATTGAGTCAGCGCAGACTGCTATAACTCAGGCTGAAACAACCACGGCACAGGTAGAAACCCAAGCAGAAGCCATTACAAGCCCTACAGAGACCATTACAGCCACTATCACACAGGCTCAGGACTCTATCATACAGGCTCAAGCAGTAGTAGATAGTGCTACTGTGGCTGTGGCTCAGGTTGATTCTGCAACGGTAGCAGTAGAAGATGCTCAAGAAAATGTACAAATTTCTCAAATAGCAGTAGATTCACAAACAGCCACAGTTGAAATTAAATTAGATATTGTAGACTCAGCAACAGCAGTAGTTAATGAAAATACAAGTCCTGGTCTGACTATGACTGTTTATCAGGATCGTGGATATAATAATGCTCCTCCACAAGGTGCTGGAACAGTTGTATCTGTAACTACTGACACAAATGGAATTAATGAACAGTATGGTGGTGGAGGCCCTGCTAACACATACCCTGAAGATTTCCAAGTTAAGTGGGAAGGTATTTGGACTCCACAATACACTGGGACACAATGGATTTATGCACCAGCAGATGATGGAACAAGATTATATTTAGATGGACAACTAGTTATTAATGATTGGTATGACAAGGGTGGTGGAGGATCAACTGCTGCAGTTCAAACAACAGCAGGAGTTGGTAAGGATTTTGAATTTTGGTTTTATGAAAATGGTGGTGGAGCATCAGTTGCATTAATGAGATACAATGGAGATGGCTCATGGTCAGTAATTCCTGCATCTGAATTTTCTACTACATCTGCAACACCAGAACAGATTGCGGCATTGCAAACAGCACAAACAGATCTTCAAGTTGCTCAGGCAACCCTTGATGTATTAGAAACAGATCTTGAAGTAGCGCAGGAAGATTTAACAGAGGCACAAACTAATCTAACAACTGCAGAAAATAATCTAGTATCTGCCCTTATAGCAGTTGATGTTGCAGTTACTAATATGAATAATAATGTCACAGCAGCACAGACATTGGTTGTTTCAACACTTGCTGCAGAAGAAGCAGAGAGAGCAAGAATTGCTGAAGAAGCAAGACAAGCAGAGATTGCTAGACAAGCAGCAATAGCAGCAGAGGCTGCAAGAGTTGCTGCAGCAGAAGCATATGCAGCAGAGCAAGCAAGAATTAAAGCAGAAGCAGAAGCCAAAGCAGCAGCAGAGGCTGCAGCAAAGGCTGAGGCTGACAGAATAGCAGCAGAAGAAGCAGCAAAGAAAGCAGAGGCAGATCGTATTGCTGCTGAAGAGGCTGCAAAGAAAGCAGCAGAAGAAGCACAGGCTAAAGCAGATGCTGAAGCAAAAGCAGAGGCAGATCGTTTAGCAGCAGAGGCAGAGGCTAAAGCCAAAGCAGAAGCAGAAGCAAAGGCTGAAGCAGAAAGATTAGCAGAGGAAGAGGCTAAGGCTAAGGCTGATGCGGAAGCCAAAGCAAAAGCGGAAGAGGAAGCAAAAGCATTAGAAGCAAAGAAAGCAGAAGAAGCAGCAAAGGCCAAGGCAGAAGAAGAAGCCTTGAAGAAGGCTGCTGAAGAAGGTAAGTTAACTGAAGCACAAAAAGAAGTAGTAGTAGAAAATTTAGTAGCAAACTTACAACCAGGTGAATCTTTATCTGCAGCAGAAGTAAAAGCATCTGGAATATCCTATGCTGATCTTCCACCTGCAACACCAGTAGATGTCAGAACAGATGAAAATGGAAATGCTGTTATTATTACAGCAGAAGTTGCTGCACAGGTTGAACTAATATCAGATCCTGGAGCACTAGTTGAAGAATTATTTACAGACCCAGGTGCTGCTCTTGCAGCCCTTGGAAGTATTGGAGCAGATATGTCTCCAGAAGAAAGAAAAGAAGCAACCGAAATGGTTGTAGCAACAGTAGTGGCAGCAGGTGCAGCATTAAATGCTGTTGGGGCTGCAACTGGTGGATCAGCACCTACAGGTGGTGGTTCATCTGGACCAAGTGGTGGAACAAATTCAGGCGGTTCAAGGAGGAATGAAAGATGGTAAAACTATTAAAAGATATTCTTGATCAACAGTGGACCCTTCTGGGCATGTTCATCGCCTGGGTAGTTTTGGACGGAAGTGCCAAAGTCGTAGTTGGTTATGGAATTATTATTACATGTCTAACTTGGGTATTAAGTTATCCAATTAGAAATAGAGAGGAGGACTAAATATGAATAGCATAACAAATATTTGGAACATCCTTATGCGTATTGTTGCAACATTTGCAGCAAATGCACTTGCAGTTATTGGAGCAGGAGCAGTTGCAGGAGTTCCTGTAGCAAAGGCTATGACAGTTGCTGGGCTTAGTGCAGTAGCGGTAGTAGTTGAGAAGTTATCTCGTGCATTTATGGATGACGGGAAACTTACAAGAGATGAGATCAATGCAGCATTTTCTACAACAGACAAAAATGCAGTAACAGTACAAGACCAAGCAGTAGAAAGACGCAGAGCAAAATCAAAAATAGCATAATTACTCATATTTAAGGGTATTTGACTCCCCCTTTAAGTGCTGGTATACTAGATATACCCCATCTTAGAGGGGGATTCAGCATACTACTAGATGGGATTAACATGGCTAAGTCACGCTCATTAGTGTTTAAACTATGTCAAGAATATTTTGATAAAACTCTAGACTATGATGCCATTGCCTCTACATATGCAAATAAAACGGATCAAAACATACACTGGAATGATTATTCATTTCATCCAGTTGATCCATTTGTAAGAATAGCAAAATCATACCATAAAAAGATCTCTGAGGCAAAATGTCTAGATTCTCACGATGAGTTGGCTAAAAAGATTATCCTTAGAGACATTGAAACATATATCAATGATGCCAATGATTTTTATATGTACGCAGATTTTGGTTCAATATACTCAGAACCACAATCAATATTTGAAGTTTTTGAAGTTATGCCAAAAGAAACTCGCAGAGATATTCTTGATATTATCAAGCGTATGGAAAAGATTCCTGCAGCATTTACTGAGTGGACTACTGCCCTTAATGATGTTGCACGACTTAACATTGTAAACGCTAAAGTTCGTGTTCAATTTTTGATTGAGGTTTTAAATAATTATGCTTCTGGTTCATTTCAGGAATTTGCAAAAGGTTTAGATAAAAATGATAAACGCCTTATGAAAGCAGCAAAAAATGCAGATGCAGCATGCGAACAGTTGTCAGCATGGCTAGAAGTTAAATATATGCCTATGGCTAAAAATAATTATGCTGTTGGTAAGGATAGATATCTAAAAAATGTTAAAGAGTATACTGGTTTGGATATTGATCCATTCAGAATTTATCAATGGGGTATTGATGAGATTAATCGCATTAATCATGACATGTGGCAATTATCAAAAGAATGGGGAGAGTTTAATAGTTTAGTAGAGGTACGTGATTATCTAAACAATAACCCAAAATACTATATTGATGGAAAAGATAATTTTAAAGCATTTCTTGAGGGTGTAACAAAGCAAGCAATAAAAGATTTATCAGGAACAGTTTTTACAATTCCTGTTGCGATGAGACAGTGTAGCGTAGAATTAGATGAAAATACAATTGATGCGTCTCCATACTACACCCCTCCTTCAGACGATATGACTCGTCCAGGCAAGACTATTTATCCAGTATTAGGGCGTACTAGATTTACTACATGGGAAAACTATTCTACTTGGTTTCATGAGTCAGTTCCTGGACACCATATGCAGATGGCTTATTCTATTTTAAATAAAGAAACTCTAACTCGTTACCAACGTGAAAATGCATGGAATTCAGGGTATGGAGAAGGTTGGGCATTATACTCAGAACGCCTAATGGATGAACTTGGATACTTTGAGGACCCTGGATATAAAATGGGGTACTTAATGTGCCAAGCAATGAGAGCAGCAAGACTAGTAGTAGACATTGGACTACACCTAGAGTACACTGACCCATACGAGGGTAAGGTTTGGAACTTTGATAGTGCTGTCAAGTTTATGGAAGAGTTTGCATTACTAAATCATGATTATGCTGTTAATGAAGTAAAGCGTTATATTTCTTGGTCAGGTCAGGCTGTTACTTATAAACTTGGCGAGAAGGTTTGGCTTGATGCTCGTGAAGATGCAAAGAAACGCCTTGGTGATAAGTTTGACCTTAAGAAATTTCATAACTATGCGCTCAAACTTGGTCCAATGGGTCTTGATCTTTTACAAGATGAATTAGCAAAATGGAACGGCAAATAGATTTGACAAGCAATATCTGAAAGGGTATACTTATAATATGAAGTTCGATGAATGGTTAATGTTAGGCATTGAAGAGGGATGGGTTACAGAACCCTACTGCAACACTCATGATGGTGGATACCAGTATATGAGTGAAGAAGAAGTAGAAGAGTGGGACCAAGGTGGCGACCCATGTTGTGTAGTAATCAGACTAATGGAAGGTCAATAATGAAGAAAATCGTAGCACTAGTAGCAGTATTGTTTTCAGTTGTAGTACCAGTTCAATCACAGGCAGCAGTTGGTGAAAGAATTGTAATCGTAGATAGTTACTTTGATGCGTCAAAGATTTCTGGAAGCGTTGAATTTGTTTGTTTGGCATCAGACAAGTGTGTGAACAAGGCTATTCTAAAGCCAGGACTTGGAACAGATCCGTCAAATCACGGAACAATCATGGCTTCAATTGCTCGTGAACAAAACCCAACAGCAACACTTGTTTTAGTTCAAACAGAGGAAGTTACAATTAACAAGAGAACAGGTGCAACATCAGTCTCAACACTGGATGGTTCTGATTTTATCAAAGCATTGACATGGACAAATGCAAATAAGTCTAATGTAAGCGCTGTATCATTTTCATATAACCTTACAAACTCAAATGCAAAGCCAGGAGAATGCAAGATCTCATCACAAGGTGGATCAGTTGCAGTAATGGACTCATCAATTAGGTCTTTGGTTTCAACGCTAAAGTCTTCAAATGTTCCAGTATATGCAGCAGCAGGAAATGATAGCACAAAGGCTCTGCAGTATCCAGCATGTGTTCCAGATGTAATCTCTGTAGGGTCTTTATCTGGAGCAAAATATCATAGCGCACTTGCTGATGTTTCTGGTATACTAGTAAACACAAGTAAGACTTCTAATATGAAAACAGTTGCTCCTTGGTTTGGCTCAGTAGAATTCACAACATCTGCTGCAACAGTTGCAATTGCATCAAATAAGAATAGTATTGATCCATCTGCAAAGGTGGTTCAGGTTCTCTCTAACTAAGAGAACGGTGGGGATTAACTCAGTTGGTAGAGTGGCGAACTGTTAATTCGCAAGTCGCAGGATCGAGGCCTGCATCCCCAGCCATTGGTCCGTTAGAATAGTTGGTTAGTTCGCCACCCTGTCACGGTGGAGGTCACGGGTTCAAGTCCCGTACGGATCGCAAATAAAGTGATATGATTATAGTGTCCTATGCAGGACCTTAGAGATGGATTAGTTACCCATATTTATGACCACGGGCCATAGTGCTTGAATTACCTGCATAGGACCTAAATATTTAGCGGTATAATAATATCAATGACTGATAAAGAACTCAAGCATTATAATAAGCAACAGTTTAAGAAAAAACTGATGGAGATTAAGGTCGCTTCTGGTTGTGTTGATTGTGGAGAAACTAATCATATTGTTTTAGATTTTGATCACATAAAAGATAAAAAATATAATGTCTCTAGAATGATCCATGATGGATTTTCATGGGCAGCAATAAAAAAAGAAATATCAAAATGTGAAGTTGTTTGTGCAAACTGTCACAGAATAAGAACACATAACAGATTGACAGGCCAGGCTGAGTTCTGATATAATAGAGTGTGTCTTTAGACAAATAGATGGAGGAATACCATGGCAACAAAAGGTACTCTAGCATTATTGCTAGAAACAATTGGAAAAGAAATTGGGACCGTAGAAGGTCCAAAGGATAATGAAACAAAGTATGGGGCATTCACTAAGGCAAACTTCTTGCCATGGTGTGGATCCTTTGTTAACTGGACTGCCCATACCGCTGGAATCAAGATTCCAAATACTGTTTATACACCAGCAGGTGTAGCAGCGTTTAAGAAGATGGGCAAGTGGGTTCCAGTAAAGGGCAATAGACCACAGCCAGGATGGGTTGTCTACTTTAATTTCCCAGGTGGTCGTGACATTGACCATGTTGGTTGGATTGTAAAGGATAATGGAGATGGAACTGCTCTATGTGGAGAAGGAAATACATCCCCTGATGGTAAAAAGGGTAGCCAGTCAAATGGTGGCGAAGCATGCTTTAAACTTCGTGCATATGGTCCAAACAAAAAGGGACTACCAGTATTTATTGCAGGGTATGGACAGGTGGACTATCCAGATGCAGCAACAGCAACAACAAAAACCCTAGAAGAAAAGAAGGCTGCTCTTGCAGAAGTCGTTAAGTCTCAGGGTGTAGATGTTCCACCAGTACAAGTCTGGAAGCCTTTAAAGAAGGGTTCTAAGGGCGCAAAGGTTAAGGAAGTACAGGCAGCATTAAAGATCACTGCTGATGGACAATTTGGAGACGGAACAGCAAAGGCTGTAAAGAATTTCCAAACAAAAAATAACCTAAAGCCAACTGGTGTAGTTGATGAAGAAACATATCGTCAAATTAAGGGTGTCAAATAATGTATGAATACTATGTAAGAAAAGTAGAAAATGTTGTTGACGGAGATACCATTGATGTTCTTATTGATTTAGGATTTGATATCCTATTTGCATCTCGTGTAAGATTGGCTGGTATTGATACCCCTGAATCTCGCACATCTGATAAGGCTGAAAAGGTTCTTGGGCTTGAAGCAAAGGAATACCTTAAGAAGCAACTCAAGGATGCTAAGTCTGTAGTTATTCGCACTGAAAAGATGGACTCATCTGAAAAGTATGGTCGCATTTTGGGCTGGGTATATATCAATGGAGAGTCTGAGTCTGTTAATAACAAGATGATCAATGATGGTTATGCTTGGGGATACCTTGGAGAAACAAAGATCAAAGACTTTGAAGCACTAGCAGCAGCAAGGAAAAAGAGCGGTAAGTAATGCCTACATATGATTACACCTGTCCAGAATGTAAGACAGTAGTACAAAAATTTCGTTCAATGATGGATGATGATCCAGGATACAATTGTGAGACTTGCAATTCAGCACTAAACCGTGTATACTTAAATGCAGGGTTCATTCTGAATGGTCCTGGATTCTATTCAACTGATAACAGAAAGAAGTAGTATAATGTTTACAATGCTAAAAGAAGAAACAGAAGTCTCTTGGGTGCTTAGTCCAAAGGACAGGTGTGATCAGTGTGGTGCAGAAGCGCTAGTACAAGTTACTGGCATTAACGGCGACCTTCTATTCTGTGGTCATCATTATAATAAGATTATGGATAGCGCAGGGGGATACAAAAAGATGATGAGTTTTGCGATCACTATCCTTGATGAGCGTGAGAAGTTGGTAGAGAATAGAGCAAAGGGAGATTCATACTAATGAATAATAAGTTTTATATGTTTGTTGCAGACTGGTGTTCATTCTGCAAAGAGGCAAAGCCTTCAGTATTTGAATTAATGAGAAAGTATCATACCAATGGAAATATATTTTTGGTTTTAGATACTCAGGATAACTATAAGGAACTTAGCACAAAACTAAACTCCACAATGTTTCCTGCTTTTGTTATTGCAGATGAAAATGATAACTTTGTAAAGAGTCATGAAGGTCCAAGAGACTACGCAACTCTTGAAAATTTTTATCTATCTAATACTGGAACAGATGCTTCAGAGTAAATGGATGAAAACTCACAAATCGAGAAGATGCTTCTTGAGGGTGCAATAGAAGTTTGTGGCATTGATAGCACAACTGGAGAGTTTCTTTATAACTTCACTGATAGTTTTAAAGAACTATATCCAGAACTATACAATGAAACTCAGTCGTGTTTTTCTAGAGAAATAATGTTTCTTTGGGAAAATAGATTTTTGTCAATGGACATTACTGAACAAAATCCTGTTGTAACCATTACTGAAAAGGCATTAGATAAAGAAGAAGTAGACAAACTTGATCCAGAAACTCAAACAATGCTAAAAGAGATTATCAGGATTTTGTTTTTGAAAAATGATATAATTTAATTATGATCAGTGTAGACTATCTTGTTGGTGCAATCCTTGGGGTTTCTGTTATCATGTTTTTTAATAGTAGAAATAAGACAAGGATAAAGAAAGATGACTTTGTTATTCGATATAGCCAGTCTCATATCTTTGAGGTAGTCAAACCACTCATTCCAGACGATATCAATGTTAAGATAAATAAGAATACACAATCGTATAAGCATGAAAAAAAGACTAATGTAAAAGTAATCATCATGGATGGTGAGGCATTTTGGATTAAGGATAATATTTTTTATACAGCCATATGCGATTCAAACGGAATAGACAAAGAGTCAACATCAGTAGTTGACATCATGGGTATGGATAAGGTACAATTAAACAGAATGTTGTTCATAATGGATCAACTTAGAGATGGAGAAACAAATGATAGTGGGAGTGCAGGGGACTAGTGGTTTTAATGACTACAAGGTGTTCCTTCGTGCAATGGGTGTTGTTTTATCAACACTGAGCAATGCAGATAACGAACTCTACATATATTCAGCAGGTCCAGGAAATGTAAACGATATGGTATCTGAGTTTACAAACATCTCAATGCAGGGCCTGAAGTCTAGAGGTAAAAAGGTAAAAGTGTTTAAGGTTGCTCCATCTTGGATCTCTGAAAACATGGAAAGTTTTAACTATTTTGCGTTCTTTTCCTTACCAGGAGAACAAGCGTCTAAACTAGTATCGCAAGCACAATTAAATAATGTCGAAGTTGGAATCTTTAATTACTAGGAGAATATTATGAAAATCAATTCATTAGATAAAATGGAAGAGATTGTTTCAAGAAATAAGGGGCTATTCTGGGATGGGTGGACAGTTGTTCATTCCTATGCATCAGACAAGGCTAGAACATCAAAGTTTGGGGCATATGTAAATGGAAAGTGGCATCTTCAAAAGCGATTTGCTTTAACTGAGACTGGTTGGGACATCCCTGATAAGTTTGTAGGTTAACATGCCAAAGTTTGAATGGAAAGATGAAGGTTTATGTCTTGACTACGACACAAATATATTTTTTGAAAAGTACGAAGATGATGAACTACTAAGACCAGCCGTTGATAGTCTCTGTTCGGATTGTCCAGTAAGCAGAATGTGCTTTGCTGTTGGCGTTTCACAAAAAGAGTGGGGCGTATGGGGTGGGGTATACCTAGAAAATGGTATAATATCTAAAGAGTTTAATAGTCACAAGGAAAAATCCGATTGGGCTAATGTCTGGGAAGCGTTAACAATAGAAAGGTCTTCAGATGTCATCAACAGTGATAGGTCTGACAAAAACAAATTCAGCATTTGATTATTTTGAAGGTGCTCACAGTTTACGCATAAACGGTATGCATGGCCCATACATGTTCATGATGCCGTTCTTAGAGGATCCCGTTCCAGAATCTGATAAAGTGCTTACGATAAAGTCTACTAAGGAAAAGGTTTTGATTAGCCTAAGTTCTGGACCATATCACTTCTTTAATGACTCTGTTGGCCCTGCTCTCAAGGCATTAGATGATGTTCCTAATGCAGAGGTGTATATTGATGTCGCAAACATATGGTTTGATAGACATAATTTGTTCTACGACTTTTTCTTTAAAGTTATAAGAGATAAGGGATTTACAGTATATGAAGTAGATACAAGAGGATATGATGCAGTCAATGTTAGTAACTTCCATGTAATGATTACAAATCAGTATGTTGCAAATTCTGGTAACAGAGTGTTTGAGGCATACAAGCATTATGTAAAAGATAAAAATGTCGAACCATATAGAAATGTATATCTAAGCAGAAAGTATATGGGCGATAGAGACTGGTCAAGACAACTCCATGATGGTTTAAGTGCAAAGCATGATAATAGAATTGATAATGAAAAAATTCTAGAAAGATACTTTGCAGAAAAAGGCTTTGAAATTATTTGTCCAGAAGACTTTAAGTCGTTTGAAGATCAGATTAACTTCTTTTATTCTGTTAAGACTCTTGTATCTTTAACTAGTTCTGGATTGACAAATGCTTTCTTTATGCAGCCAAACAACACTATGGTAGAACTTATGACGCCATTGGTAACATTTCACGATCAACCAGGGCCAGACAAACTTGCACATGCACAAGAAGCAATCCATCATTTTTATCAACTAGTTGCAACAAATCGTGGACACAAGTATATTGGTATACCAAATATGCCTAGAAGCGCAGAAAAAATAGTTGAAACCATTGAATCTGATGATGCATTCAGAACATTTTTTGATAAGACTGATGAGATGTAAATGAATAGGTTAGTGATTTTTGATTTAGATGGTGTGCTGGTTGATAGCAAACAGATACACTATGAATCACTAAATCTTGCTTTAGCAACAATATCAGACAGGTATGTTATATCTGAGCATGATCAAAAAAATATATACGAGGGGTTGCCAACAAAAAACAAGTTGGCTATTCTAACAAAAAGAACTGGTCTCCCACAAGAGTTTTACTCAGAGATCTCAAGTCTTAAGCAGACCTTCACCACTGAGAGATTTTCTGATCTTCAACAGGATAAGCAATTAATTAGTTTTATTTCAAAGATTAAATCGGCAGGAATAAATGTTGCAGTAGCAAGTAACAGTATTAGATCCACAATTGATATTTGCTTGGCCAAACTTGGAATATCAGAACTAATTGATTTTATTGTTAGTAATGAAGATGTATCGTTTCCAAAGCCTCATCCAGAAATTTATTGGAAAGCCATGTCTCATTTTGGATATATCCCAGATGATGTGGTTATATTTGAAGATAGTATTGTAGGAAGAATATCTGCAATGGATAGTGGGGCAACACTGATTCCAGTAAAAGATAGGCAAGATCTTACAGAAGATAAAATTGATAAGGCAGTTGGTCTATTGTTAAATAAAAAGGGGTCTTGGAAAGGTTCTAATATAAATGTATTAATTCCAATGGCAGGTGCAGGAAGCAGGTTTGCAGAGGCAGGGTATGTATTTCCAAAGCCACTTATAGATGTAAATAACAAGCCAATGATTCAGGCGGTAGTCGATAACTTGGCTATCTCAGCAACATATACCTACATAGTTCAGAGGGAACACTATGAGAAGTATAACCTTGGATATTTGCTTAATGCCATAACGCCAGACTGTAATATTGTTCAGGTGGATGGACTAACTGAGGGTGCAGCAGTCACATGTTTGATGGCAAAGGAATTTATCAATAGCGAAGATCCACTAGTTATGGCAAACTCAGACCAGATTGTTGATTGGGATAGCAGAGAGTTTATCTATGATATGAATAGTAAGAATGCAGATGGTGGCATTGTTACATTTAAGTCTACCCACCCAAAGTGGTCATATGCAAAGGTAGATGAGTTCGGACTGGTTACTGAGGTTGCTGAGAAGAAACCAATTAGCGATAATGCGACAGTTGGAATCTACTACTGGAAGCGTGGATCTGATTTTGTAAAATATGCAGAGCAAATGATTAAAAAAGACATAAGGGTCAACGGAGAATTCTATACCTGCCCTGTCTTTAATGAGGCAATTCAGGATGGCAAACGAATTTATACATCAGAGGCAACAAAAATGTGGGGCATAGGAACGCCAGAAGATTTAGATAGTTACTTGAGGTCTTTTAGATGAAGATTATGTTTAATTGCCTTGTCTATAAAGATATAGATGTTGTAGAAGATATGATCAATAATATAAATAAGTTTATTAAAGACCCATTGATTGTTATTCATGTTAATAAAGAGTTTGAAGACTTCAATTTTAATAGGATATCATCTATGAATAATGTTATTATAAACAGTGATAGATTTAACCACAAGCAATATGATACAAAAACAAAAGCGCTAACCTCAAATCACAATTATGCAAATCAATACTGCTTTGACTACGAAGTTATTTTTTATCCAAAAATGCTTTTTATTAAAAATGGATTAGAGGAATACATAGATGGAGTAGATGTATGTATGCCAATGCCTACACAAGAAAAACGTGATCAGATGGAATATGCGCTTAATACAAAGATGGATGTTTTTACAGAATATGAAAAAGGTATTTTTGTTCGTGGCATAGAGAAGTGTTTGGTTGAGGGTATGGTGCTTAAGAGTGATATTGCTGATAAACTTTACCGCATGATATCTAGTACAGCATTGTATGATAGGGAAGGGCACTGCTATGAGGAGTTTATATTCCCTACAATAGCAAAACACTTTTCTAATAATATAAAAGATTATCCTGGTATTATTGGATATGGAAATATTCCTTTATACTTAGTAGATGAGATTATTAATAAAAAGCAAAGCCAGATTTCTTCATTCTTTACAGATGACCAGCCAATAGAAAATATATTTTTTGTACACAAGGTCGACTATGGTTATGAGGATGAAGTTAGAAACTTTATAAGGAGGATAAATGATTAAGATAGCACATAGAGGAAATGTTATTGGACCTTTCCCACAGTTTGAAAATATGCCAAATTATATCTTGGCAGCAATTAAAGAGGGATACGATGTTGAAGTCGATGTCTGGTGGCATGACAACGCAATTTATTTTGGACATGATTTTCCACAATACTTTGTATCTCCAGAAGAATTTTATCAAATTCGTCCACACGCATGGTTTCATTGCAAAAATTTAAATGCACTAAATCACTTTATTGAGAATCATGCGGACTCTAATTTTTTCTGGCATCAAGTTGATGATTTTGCATTAGTTAGCAGTGGTCATATTTGGACATACCCACTAAGACCAACCACATACAGATCAATCCTTGTTGATTTAGATTTAACAAATAAAGAAAATCACCATATTCCTGCTGGGATTTGCACAGACTACCCATCTTTGGTATAATGGAATATTAGAGAAATAGAGGAAAATATGTGGTCGTGGGTACTAGCCTGTGTTGGCGTTACTGGAACATTTTTTATTGGTCGTAAAACTATTTGGGGATGGTTCGTATTGTTTATAAATGAATGTCTTTGGTTGGTATATGCAACACAGACCAAGCAATATGGATTCTACCTTGGGTCAATCGCTTACATGGCGGTATATATTAAGTCATACTTGCACTGGAGAAAAGACTAATGTATACACCAGAAATGAGTAGGGCATTTCAATCTGTTGCACACTTCTGTCCAAATGGTTTTGTTCTTGAGGTGGTAGATAATGAACACTTTATTACTCTAAGGGCAAGCGAACCACACTTTATGAGACTCACTGGTGAAGATAAAATGAGAGCCGTTGAGTACATGGTTAGAGCAAAAAAGGCTTTAGAGGCCAATGGAGCGATTGTTCTTTTAGTTAGAGAAGGTGGAAGGGATGAATATGCTTAAGGCTATTTGTTTTATATTGGGTCATAAAAGCAGGATATCAAAGTGTCCGTACACACTTAATGTATATGATGTTTGTGACAGATGCCACGGTATTGTAACAATTGGAAAATGGAATCCAGATGAGCAGCAACTCTAATTCAGAGATCTGGTTTGATGAAGAGTTTCCAAGGGATGGAAGTATTAATGAGTATATATGGAGAGAACTTAATGATTAGTACAACAGTATCAATTGCAGCAGCAGTTATTTTCTTGTTTTTCTTTATATCCTCATCAGTTATGTGGGTAAAGAATAAGAGACTGTCTATCAAACTAAAGCAGGCAGAACTTGACAATGTAATACTTGTTGAGTATTTTGGAGAACAATCTCGTGCAGAAATGAAGGCTGAGAATGAAATAAAGGATGACTTTATTAAGTTCCTATCTGACTCTAGATCTTGGGCATTTGAATATATAGAGAATGTTCAAGATGGTCTAGGCCTATTTGTTGATGAGATTGACCCATTAATAGAGTATTTTGATCAATATGGGGATACCATGGGCATGATTCCTAACTATGAAAGCATGAAAAAGATATCTGTAGCATTCAAAGAGTTGAAAAAGTTGCTTCCAGATGACTATGGTAAAATAGATGAGTGATAAGATTAAAAGACTTTGGTAGCGATTGCTCTTTATGCATGATCTATGGGTGCGATAACGAATCTGAAAAAGTTTGGTCAAACTCAGAATTAAGCATAATAGATGTATGCACTAATCACTACCAAGAATTGACGGGGGAATAAAGATGAATGAAATTATTTTATCTATGTTAACAGGTTTTGGATGCGGTGTAGTATTTGCAGCATTCAAATTACCAGTACCAGCACCACCAGTTTTTGCAGGAGTTGCAGGAATTATTGGTCTGTGGACTGGTTTTACAGTACTAACAAAGTTCATATCCTAGGAGGAATACTATGAATAATGCACAACTAAAGGCAATGCTTGGATCTTATGGAAGATCAGCACTATCAGCAGCACTTGCGCTATACATGTCTGGGGTCACAGACCCAAAGACTTTGGCATACTCACTGCTTGCAGCGGTAGCACCAGTAGCACTACGAGCAATCAATCCTAATGACAAGGCTTTTGGAAGACTTCCAGAAGTTGCAGAGGTTGAACAGGCTCTTAAGGCTGTTAAGGTTGTTAAGCCAGTAGCAAAGAAAGCAACGCCAGCGAAAAAGGCTGTTGCTAAGAAGACTTCTGATAAGAAGTAACTAATTGACCTGAGTATGTCTATAAACTGCTCAATTATAATGATGGTATAATTACAGCATGACTATGCATGCCCTAACAACATTAAGCAATACAGAGGCTACACGCCTAACACCACCAGGACTTCATTCTGGAATGGACATTACCCTTCAAAATGTAAACACAGATGCTTATGTGTTTATTGGAGGAGAGGGTGTTACTACAACAAATTATGGATATCGCATTGCTCCTAATAATGGTTGGGCAATTGAACTCCCTGGCAAAGATGCACTTTATGCAATCTCAGATGTAGATGGAGCAAATGTTGCAATCTTACAGACTGGACTTGAGCCATAATGTCACGCTTCACTAGCCCTGACGCAAATGGTGCACCAGGCCCAATGGGGCCAACTGGCCCTGCAGGTGCCGATGGAGAAAATGGTGTTGGAGTTCCACCAGGTGGAGACGCTGGAGATATTCTTGCAAAAGTCGACGGTACAGATTACAATACTGAATGGATCCAAAACTATACAAGTACAGTAAAGCATGAAGTAAAGTATATTGGAGATCCAACTATTCCTGTAGGAACACCAGTATACACAGTTCTTAATGGCAATGGAAATAGTTCAACAAATATTCCAGTAAATGTTGCATCAAATGCTTCTGAGTCTACATCATCAAAGACTATGGGTTTAACTGAAGCATCTGTTTCAAAAAATGGTTTTGTTTATGTTGTTACTGAAGGTTTAGTTGCAGGCATTGATACATCTACCGCAAATACAGGAGATCCTGTTTGGCTTGGAGTAAACGGAGCATATATCTTTGGTTTAGCAAATAAGCCAGTTGCACCTGCACATTTAGTTTTTCTTGGTGTAGTTACAAGAGGACAGCAAGTCAATGGTGAAATTTTTGTTAAGGTACAAAATGGTTTTGAGATTAACGAATTACACGATGTTTTAATTGGTAGTGGATATTCTTCTACTCCTGCAGATAATGATATTCTTGCTTACGATACCGCTTCAAGTTTGTGGAAGAATCAAACACTTGCAAACCTTGCTGGATTGACATATGATGGAACAGACCTTTCTCTTTCTGGAAAATTTAATATTACTACCTCATCTGGTGATGAAGGTGGAGAAATGTTTTTAAATAAACCAGTTACCAACACAAGCCTTAATGGTGGCGTAACAATAGATGTTTATAGAAATCAATTAAGAATTTTTGAGCAAGGTGGTACTGCAAGAGGTGTATCACTTGATCTAACAAAAGCACCTTCAGGTGTTGGTGGAGAATTTTTATTTAAAGCCAGTGGGTTTGTAGATGCTGGTGTGGATGTTACGTTAGGTAATTTAAGGGCAAGAATACCAGCATCTGGAAATCGCAGTTTACAGTTATCAACAGTAAGCGGAACTTATAATGTATATGGTAGCGATGTTTATTCACAAAACGGTATCTCTGGCGTAACAATTCCATCAGGATCTGCAGTCACAATTACAACAACACCAACATATCTTATTCCTAGTTATCAGTTTACAGTTGCAGGCGCAACAGATACATGGCTATTAAGAGACACATCAAACACGATTGGCTGGAGAATAAGTGTGGTTTTTGGTCCAAGTTTTAACAATAACTTTATTAGTATTGAAAGATTATAGTCTGGTATAATGGTAGTTATGGAAGAGTTAATTAATACACTTAAGGGTCTTACAGCAGATGCCGTTGCTTTGGCCTATAAAGCAAAGGGGTATCACTGGAATGTTGAAGGAGATGACTTCCCACAGTGGCACGATAAACTAGATGATATCTATGCTGACCTAGATGGTGCTATTGATACCTTTGCTGAGTGGATTCGAATGCTTGATGTTAATTCTTATGCCCCATTTTCTCTTTCCCGTCTGGCATCACTAAGTGTTATTCCAGAAAACCCAGTTTCAACAGATCCAGAATCTATGATTGCCGATCTATGTAATTCATTCGATATTGCTATCATGAGATATATTGCAGGTTTTGATGCTGCAACTGCTGCAAAGCAGAATGGTCTTGCAAATTTTATGGCAGATCGTCAGACTGCACTTCAAAAGTGGTGCTGGCAACTTCGTGCATCGCTTAAAGATGTAGAGATGGAATAACATGCCATACCATATTGGCGAAAAGGGTTCTAACGGTTGCTCTGGATATCCAGTAGTAAGCGATGAAGGACATGTCGCAGGATGCCACGGTACAGAAGCAGAAGCAGGTGCACAAGTAAGAGCACTATATGCAAATGTACCAGATGCAAGTAAGTCAGAAACTCCAATGGATGTTGCTTATAATGCTACTGTAACAGATCCAACTCCAGCAAATCCATCTTCACATATTAATCCTGCAGCAGGAATGAAGAAGCCACAATACATGATGAACTTTGGAAGACAAATAGGATCAGGAATTAAAGATAAAAGAGTTGTAGATATCTGGACCGTAAAGGCAGATGAACCAATGCCAGAAAATCCAATCATGCCAACACAAACATATGAGGGTTGTGAATGTGATTACTGTGCAGCAAATGAACTAACATGTTCTCAATGCCCACAATGTGGCGGAATGGATGGAGAAAGAGAAATGGCAGCATACGATGCTTCACTAGGAAAGGCTGATGAAACACCACAGCCACAACCACAGGAACAACCAAAGCCTCAAGAATCATTTTTTAATTTTAGAGACATGCGTCCTACTAGAAATAACGTAAGATTAGGTGATAAGGATGCCTAAGAAGAAGCGTGGATCATTTAATCCAATACAAATCAAAGATGGTTGGATTGTAAAAATGCGGAAAGACGGGACAATCAAAGCAAAGATTGCTCCGTATGAAGTAAAACATCCAAAGAAGTAAAAGGGGAGAAAAATGACAACAACTTGGGAACAAGACGCACAATTTATTGCGTCAATTGATGAGATAGAGAGCAAAAATGCATCTCTAAATTATGACAGGAGCAATCCTGATTTTGAAAGAATCTATAACCTATTTAACATTGCTAAAGAACAGGCAGATATAAGCGGTGACTTTGCTGAGTGTGGAGTTTTCTATGGATCAACAGCAGTTATCCTTGAGCACCACAACAAGACAATGCTACACTTATTCGATTCCTGGAAGGGACTATCAGAAGTTGGTGAGAATGACAATCCATTCTATAACACAAACACATTTGAATCTACAATCACAAGAGCACTATCTCTTTTTGGTGCAAACCCAAAGGTAAAACTTTATAATGGCTGGATTCCAGATAGATTTAATGATGTTAAGGATGTAAAGTTTGCATTGGTACATATCGATGTTGATCTTTATCAGCCAACAAAAGACTCACTACTATTCTTTAAGGACAGAATGTCTAAGGGTGGAAAGATTGTTTGCGATATTCACGATGGATATGCAACAGGCGCTAAAAAAGCAGTAGATGAATTGTTCTCAGGATACGCAGTATCTAACAGAGATCAAATCATTATCTCTTTCTAATTTGCACCCCCGATTGGATTCGAACCAACGACTTACTGCTTAGAAGGCAGTCACTCTTCCGCTGAGTTACGGAGGTATAGTACACCAGGTAGGACTTGAACCTACGATAACCGAATTATGAGTTCGGGGCCTTGACCAACTTGGCTACTGGTGCTAGTCTTTACTTTCTTGCTTTAGGTTTTGGCGCTCTATCTTCAATTAGTTTAATTGCATACTGGATACCTTCGTGGAATGCTTCAGCATCATCTTTAGCCCATAGCAATTCTCCAGTAATAGAGTCAAATGATGAACCACGATATTTTAAGTACCAGATATCATAGTCAACTAAGGCCTGAATTAATTGTTTTCTCTCCCACGCTACAGCCTTCTGGCAGCCACTACAGGGGCATGCCCAGTCTCCCCTAGCAGGTGTCTGGTTTGGATCAGCCACAGGCTATAACCCCCAACAGAAAGCCTATAATGAGCATTCCAAAGCCAATCACCCAGTGGTACGACTTAGTTAGATGGTCCTGAACAATCTGGTATCGTATATTTTCTGGGATTGTAATAAACTCATCGTCACCAAGATCAACAGTATACTTTCTCATTATTGTTCAACTCCACTTGTCATAACAAAATAACATGTAATATACCCACCAATAAAAGCAGATATTGTTAATAGTATAATCAATTCGTATCTCCGTCCCAATTCCCAATTTTTGTAGTTGGAATATTATTTTCTTCCCACAGTCTAATGACTGCTGGATTATCATCAACTGCGTGGACAACTATCCACATTGAATTAATCTTTTTTAATATGTCACGCTTTACATCATAATCTTTTCTATCATCATTATTACTACGCATGAATAATGCATGTGATCGTATATCGTTTACTGCAAGCCACATAGAAGTATGTGGTCTCCACATTTCTTTTCTAGATGTTACAACAAGAATGGCGTGACCATCAGCAACAGCATGATTTACCATTTGAACAACTTCCATGTTAGGTCTAGCATTAACAGACTCTTCATGAAACTTATCAAAATCTTTTTTAAAGTTATCCACATTATCAAGATTTCTGATATGGTGAAGATATGGCTCAATGTTGGCTAGTGTTCCGTCAACATCAAAAATAATTGCAGTAGGTTTCATTTATAATCTTTCATTTGTACATAACAAACAAACCAACCAGCAAAGAAAAATACTAAACCAAATAAAGGATGCATAGTTCTATTCTACTCCTAATCACTCGTTGTGTCAACTTTGCTTCTCCCCCTGGATTCGAACCAAGATTGCCAGTGCCAAAAACTGGAGTCCTACCGTTGGACGAAGGAGAATCAGCGGAAATAATAGGATTCGAACCTATGGATCTTTCGATCTACGATTTAGCAAACCGTTGCATTCGACCACTCTGCCATATTTCCGTACCTCCAACGGGAGTCGAACCCGTCTTGCCAGATTGAAAATCTGAAGTCCTAACCGATAGACGATGGAGGCCTGGAGCGGATGATGAGAATCGAACTCACCCCTTCTGCTTGGAAGGCAGAGGCACTACCAATATGCAACATCCGCAATATATTTAATTATAGCAGGTGCGAACCTACTTGTCAATATGTTTTTTACATTTTGGATATCTATTAGGATTATCACCACGCAAGATTGGTCCACAAATCTCACATTTCAATCTTAATGCTATTTCAAATTTTTGCAATTTGTTTGCTAGTTCAAGCATTCTTCTTACCTTATATTCTTCCATGTGCCCCTCACTGGATTCGAACCAGTGCTGTATGGATTTTAAGTCCACCGCCTCTACCGCTGGGCTAGAGGGGCCTGGTGCTCCATGAGAGACTTGAACTCCCAACATCATGATCCTAAGTCATGCGCCTCTACCAATTGGACTAATGGAGCGTACCACACCTTGGAATCGAACCAAGCATGTCTATCGACGACGGATTTACAGTCCGCTGCTCCACCTTGAAGCGTGTGTGATGTAGCAGTGGTTGGATTTGAACCAACGACCTTTGGCTTATGAGGCCAACGAGCACTCCGAACTGCTCTACACTGCCATATTAGTATACTACAAAAGAAAAACTATTGCAATCGCTTCAACTTAGAGAACCCATGCAATAGTTTTTAATTGTGAATAGGTGGATTGCCTTTTACCACCAAGGACAAGTCAACAATATCAATGTATGATATACGCTTTAGTCCTGCCAAGTGTTTAGATTACTAGTCTTACCTGTTAAGGCCACCTGCCCAATCTCACGCTTGCTGACAAACGCTTCGTTCTGGCATATTCCAAGTCTCCCGTCGGATCCTTGTTTGCACCGTGTCTAGGAGTCGAACCCAGCAAGATCGGTTTTGGAGGCCAATCAGTACCCAGTACCCACGATAAATACTTAACCCACTAGTGGTTAAGGTTGTTATTTAATTATAGCATAAAGTTTTTAACCTTGCAAGTCAGGCTTTATAATTCTCCATGCATCACCAGTAACTGGATCTTCCTGCCATGAGTATTCCCAATAAGCAAATCCATCACTATCATAATCATCCCATGCAGAGCCCATCATGTCTAATTGTAAACCCTCAAGCCAACTTGTGTCAAGACGATAATAGGTTCCCCATTTTTCATAGGGCTTATTTAAATACTTCCACATTTTTGCGTGGTATTTATAGCGCCATCCATAATTACCCTCTTCATCAAGAAATACACCCTTGAGTAAATGATCAGAAGCAATGCCACCAAGCCAATTACTAATCAGCCTTAGTGGAACTATCCTCGTTCTCTCTATTCTTGTAGACTTCCATGGGAGCCCATCGTAATCTTCCATCTTTATACTCTCTTTCATATCCAAGGGACTTCCAGTCCATCTTCATAATCTTAGGCTCTCTTGACATTTACACACCATATCTTTCCATCAGACATGGTTTGATGTGTATCCCAGAACCAATCAAAACTACTATTGCCGTTACAGGTTGGGCATTTTGTTATTTTTGTCATCACTCTCCATTGGCTTCCAAAGTTTTTCATTACCTTTATTATAGTCCCTAGCCATGACAAATAGCAAATCGGAGAGTCTATTAAGATAAGTAGCAGTTAATGGATTAATTGTAATATCTAACATTTCTTCAATCTCAATTGCATACCATAAATCTCTTTCTGCCCTGCGAACTAGGCTTCTTGCAAAATGCAATGGTCCAGTAGGTAGTACAAAAGAATTAAGTGGCTCCTGTGTCACAACATATCCATCAATCATCTTCTCTAAGTATGTAATATGTTTATGTTTAATTTTCACAGTATCAGAGCCAGCCACATCTGCACCAAGATCAAACAAATCATTCTGAATCTTATCAAGAATAGGATTTGGAGTCATTAGACCAATAGCAGAGTTTGCTTCATCAATTGATCCAATAGCAATAATTTGTGGACTAAACTTTTCTACACGCACATTATCTGCGGTAGATGTAATTCCTTTATCACCAGTCTTAGTATAGATTTTAGTTAGGTGCACCATTTGCATCATCCTTTGTCCATTCATACTTACTATCATACAGGTAATTGATTACTTCGTCAATAGCCCCTCCCATAGTTGGAGCGGTAACTTCACAATAATACTCATTAGTATCAGAAAATTCTATATTGGCTTCCCAATGATTAAAGAAGCCACCATAGTTAACTTTAGTTACTTTAATAGTAAAACTATCTGAATAGTCTAATTGATCTTCTGGCCATTCAATTTTATCCATTACATACACTCCCTGCTATTTTGAATAACTACTGTGCTTCTGCCTTGAATAATTAGATTGCTACCGTCGCAAACTTTATAAATACTTGTACCTTCAACAAAAACAACACCAGAACCTGGATCTTTGTTTTCTTTTGCTTGCACTGTAAAAAATACTGCAATAATAATTGCAAGTGCAACTAATCCAATAACCAGTATTGGCATTCCAAAATCATCAAACCAATTATCTTTTTCAGGTCTGTTAGGATAACTAGCCATTATTGCACCCACTACCATAAAATAATGACCCAACAATTATAAAAGTGCTGCATAGAATTAGGTATAGTGTTGTTGGGTGTTCATCAGCCCACTTTAATATTCTTTTCATCCATGCCATTCATCAAATGATATGCCACATAATCCACAGATTCCCTTAGCCTTATTTTCAGGGGTAACGAACATATGACCACAATAAGCATTCTTGGTGTCTGCAAATGTACCCTCAGTGTCTGCAAAAGTCATACCCGCAGTTGGGTATGTACCCTTTTCAACTCCATGAGAGCAGTTATTTACAGTCCATTGTTGTGGCGGTACTGTAAGTGTGCTATCAAAACCTGGATTAGTAGGAATAGTCATCTTTAACTGATAAAACTCCTTGGCAGTCTCATACCCTGCACGATAAGCATCATCTAGTGCTTCTTTAACTATCTTCATTTGATAGTCTGTTAACCCATTTGGATTAAAAATAATAATTGGTGAATACATATTAGTCTCCCTTAACATTAATAATTTGTTTGAATGTGTGCTTTACTTTAACTAATTCTACAGCATCTTGCATTACTTTGTCAATAGGCTTGTATGCACCAGGGTGCTCATCAAGGAATGCTGAAGAGTGTGACCATTCAATACCCTGCATTTTTTCCTCAAGGTCTTCCATCGTAAATGTCTTACGAGCAGAACCACGAGAATGCTGACGACCTGCACCATGTGGAGCAGAATTATAAGACATTGGGTTTCCAAGCCCTTCAACAACATATGACAAATCACCCATTGAGCCAGGGATCAAACCAAGTTGCCCAGCCTTAGCAGAGATTGCACCCTTACGAGTAATCCAAAGTTTTTCACCAAAGTGTTCTTCTTGTTGAGTAAAGTTATGGTGACAGTTAACCTCTTCAAGTACTTCAAACTCTCCAGCATGGTACTTGAATGCAGCCTTAACACGCTTCATCATAACTTCACGATTCATCATTGCAAATGTTTGTGCCCAGTTCATTTGAGCAATATACTCATTAAACTCTGGTGTGCCTTCAACAAGATATGCTAAATCTTGATCAGGAAGTATAGTACCGATATCGGAACAATAGTTCTGTGCAATCTTAATATGCTTTGAAGCAATCTTATTACCAATACCACGAGAACCAGAGTGAAGGAATAACCAAACATACCCATCCTCATCTACTGTTACTTCAATGAAGTGGTTTCCAGAACCAAGTGATCCAAGTTGCACACGCCAGTTCTTATCTAGTTCATCAGGATTAAACCCTGCATCACGAGCATATACTTGAAGCATTGCTACTTCATCTTGTGCATCATCCTTAATACGATTATTATACTTACCAGCAGATAGTGGAATTTGTGATTGAATTGATTCACGAATGCCCTGCTTATTTAATTCAGGAAGATTCTCAATCTTGTGTGAGGTCTTTACAGCCATCATTCCACAGCCAATGTCTACTCCAACACATGCAGGCATGATAGCACCCTTTGTAGGGACTACAGAGCCTACTGTAGAGCCACGACCAAAGTGAACATCAGGCATCAGTGCAAGGTGGGGGTATACAAAAGGCATAGAAGAAGTATTCTTAGCCTGATTCAAAGCCTCATCTTCTACAATAGAAGCCCAATTAATTAGTTTATCCGTTATCTTATTCACTTGTTTCCCCATTCTTAATTCTTTCACTATATCGGTTTGATAGTCTATCTAATTCAGCAATAATTATCTTTGCATGTTTATGATCAGGTTCTTCTTTTAGAAAATTTACTAGTAATGCTCCAACACTAGGCTGAACCATCTGTAAATATTCTCCAGTCTCTTCCCAATGAGTGATTACATTACCGCCATCTAAATGTCCATCTGGTAAGTTATCTTGTTTCTTTAAAGCGTATGCTGAAAGCCATAAACTCATTTTTAAAGATAGCGGAAAGTATGCTGGTCGCTTAAGTAGCCATCTAAAACTTCTTGCAAGCCTATATCCTAAACCATCCCTATCATTATCCACATATCTAATATGCTTGATACCATGATTTCTAGTATAATCCCAATCACGATGAGCAAAATGATTGGCTAAATCATCAAGGTATTGTACTGAATCTCTCACTTCTTTATCCTAATTCTATTATATGTTCTGGCACGAAATTTGTATCGTGGACGATATGTAGTTGTAGTTATATAGGTATACATCTTAACCCTTTCTTAATTCTGCTTTTAGTTCTCTCTTAATAGTCTTCCAGTCATGCTCATAAAAATACCAACGATTGGCATCAGCATTAGTAATATATGATTCTACTTCTTCTACAGTACCCCAGAAAATATCATCAATGATTGACTTCTTTAGTATATCAACTTCTTCTTGGTTTTCGCAACTTTGCAGGGCATCGCAAACAGAACATGATCCATATCCCACTACGGTAAACCCAAACTTATCGCCATTTTTTAGCAGGTATACATAATCACCCTGCCAATCACCAATGTTCCAGTCCTTAATAATAGTTCCAGCAGATGCAACTAGAGAGTCGTATGACTCGCTTGGTTCAAACCATTCGTCTTCCATTATTTACTCCTATGATAATCTCTAACTATTTTAATATCTTCATCTTGTTCTGAATATGGAATTGTCGCAGGGGATTGATATAAACAAGTCCTGCAAGGTATATGCTTCTTATGTTCTACACATACTATACCCCAATCATATCCTTTTTGAGTGATATTGTCAAATAAGTTCTTGGGTAAGTCGTTCACGCTTTGCCTTTCTTATTTCATCACAAGGATCACAAAGTGTTCTATACCAACCATCATCACGAAGTTTTACTGTAATGTCATAATACTCTTTGCCACGAAAAGATCCTTTTCCACAGGTTTCACATGTTTCAGAAGCCTTGTAGTAAGCATCTGCTTGGCAGTCATACATGATATCTCTTGCTACCCCAACATTTTCAGTATCAAAGTAAAATCTTAAACCACCAAATTTTTCTTTGATTTGAACAATCTTGTAGTTAGGATCTAAATAAGTTAGTTTCTTATCTAACTCATCAAGAATCCAATACCAACCTTTACCACAGTAGGCAATCTTATTCCACTTGGAAGGTAATTCCCCTGCAACATCCGCAGCATCCATGGACTCCATCATCTTCTCCATTCCTAATTCTAAATTCATCTGGATCAGGGTGTCCTGTCCCATGCTCACAAATTCTTTCCATAATCATTCTATCAAATCTAAACGATTGTGGCAAGTGCCTCATAGGGTGATCTGAGCGATTGTGCAGGGTACAAAAATCACCATAGCAAGTTTGCATATCATGGCAATAAATCCAGTTCTCAGTATGCTCAAGAAATACATTAGTACTTCGTAATGGATCAAACTCAGCAGTCTTGTTAATTCGTCTCATTTGTGATTTGCTTTTCATCCATGCCACTCATCAAAAGAAATACCGCATCTACCGCAGATTCCCTTAGCCTTATTTTCGGGGGTAACAAACATATGGTCACAATACTCACTAGGATTACTATACTCTTTAATGCTCTCAATACATGTAGAAACAGCCTTGAACCAGTTCTTAGCACCTGGATATTCCATATTTGAGGTGACACCACGCCCAGCGTGTTTATACCAATTAATGATTAAACCATTTTTCTTGTATAAGAAGTTTGGAGGACATCCTTTGGCATGTGGATGATCAGGGTTTTCGTCCCAACCAGCATCACACCAACAATAACAACGCATCTCAAATACATCATTGATATACTCAGGTTCACCAGAGTTTGAGGTAAGCAAATTGCCATAGCCATACTCTCCGTAGGTTTGACCACGGAATTCAGCAATAGCCTCAGCAATCATTGTAAGACCAGCATCAGCCCAGTAAGCCTCATAGGACTGCGTAGGTGTATTAGATAGTAAAAGTCCTAGTTCCATTAGTAACCCCCTAAACACTCATTTCGTGTATGTGATAATCTTGTTTTAATATAATCTTTTTTGTTTGGAGCATAAAGTTCTTCTCCACAACTATAGCATGAGCCAGTCCACTCACGAGCAAAGAAGTCATAGCGCATACCCTTGAAGTTTGCATATTTGTTCTCTACAAAGACCTCAAATGGATCTGGAATCTCAAGGCTAACTAGCATTGATTTTATCTGCTGCAGGGATACATTCCATACAGAATGCAACACCAGTTTCAGCAACCCTACCAGTGGCAGGGCTTACATAGAAGGTGGACTTGTCGTCAATATGGCGACGGCAGACATAACACTTCCTAGTCACGATTACCCAAATACTGTAAGTAAGCACCAAGGTTAGCAATCAAGACCATAAGCCAAAAGCCAGTTTTGTAGTAATTGATTGGAGACTCTGTAAGAGAGTAGATACCCATAGCAAATGAGTAAAGTACGAAGAATAGATTAAGATATCCTAAAGTTTTAGTAATTTTTGTCATGTATCAAGTATATCCTACGGCGCAAAATAAGTCAAGTCTTTAAAGTTCGGCGGCGAAATAGAGATATCCAAACCATCCTATGAGTCTTGCGACTCACTATCGGTGTCCTTATCCCAGATAATGAGACACTTGGTACAAGTAATCCCATGCTCCCTCATATACCAGGTATGCTTACATGTCATCTAGGGAATGCCTGCCTAATCTGTTGCTTTCTCTCAGCATGAGATAGTTGCATAGCCTCTTTGAGGTTCTTAGGCTTCTTCCTATTGCCATCGTCATCAGTTCTAATCTTAAGAGAATAGATCTGGGATTTAAACTCTGGGTAGGCTTTGGCTAGTTTCTTGAGTAGTTTATTATATTCTTCTATCTCAAGCCTATTTTTGTGGTCTTCTAACTTTTGCAGGATCTCAATAGCATCCTGGCTCAAGATAGAGTTAGCGTCAGTTGCAGATACTTTCCAAACAGTCATGCTATAAGTATCCCATATAGGCGAGGGTATGTCAAGTATAATAGACCTATGAATGAAGCAATCCTCTATATCCTATATAGCCCAGTTCATAGGGCTGTCAAGATAGGGATATCAGATATAAGCGGTAAGAGGTTTGCTGCCCATAGGACCAAAGGATGGCTACTCGTCTCCTATTGGCATTTTTTCGAACGGGATAAGGCAAGAGCAGTCGAATCTATAGTACTAAACACACTAAGAGAAAGATACGGATATTATCTGACTAAAGAGGATATGCCTCAAAACGGATATACTGAGACATTTAACGCTGATAGGGTTACTAGACGAATGTTGATAAGAATGGTCAATAAGGCGATTAAGGCTGTTTAGATCCCTGGCATTTTGGACACTGCTTCGTAATGTC